ATTTTCAAGTCTTGCATCATAGCTAGACCTAAAGCATCTGAATGGAATACTGCACCTTTATAATCTCCAGTAGTTCCTGGATTATTACCTGATGCGTCTGCCATGTTTGATGTTTCATAAACACTAACACCAGCGATTTGACCAGCAAAACCAGTTCTCAAAGCTTCATTACCAGCACCTTGATTAGGGTTAGCAAATGTGTTTGATAAACCAGATTTTAAATCAAAAGCTACATTAGGGTGTAATATACAAGCAAGATTATCACTTGGTACACCAGTTGCTCTTAATTTAGCCACTGCATTGAAAATCAATGCCGCTGACATAACAGTTGTAGCTGAACCAACAGTGTTTGAAAAACCACCGAATAGTGCAGTTAAGTCTGTGTCTATTTTTTTTGCAATCGCTTCTCCAAACAGTTTACCAATATCTGCCGCAACATTTCTTGGTGCCGCATTTCTTCCTAAATCTGTTAGAGTAGTCATTATTCCATTTTCTGATGCTGTAATAGTTACAGAAGTTGGATTGATTGCTGTGTTAGATAAATCAGCCGCTTCCGATACTGCCGCCGCACTTACAGCCGCATAGATTGGAACTTCAACTGACTTTCCGCCACCTGTTATAGCATAGTTTTTTACAAGTGGTCGCATAATTGATCTTTCACTTGCTACAAACAATGCTTCTGCCACTATCTCTGTATATAGTTCTGATAGTGTAGAACTTGTAGTTTCTGCTGACATTTTTTATTTCCTTTATTATTTATTTGTTAAGTTAATTTGAGTAGGTTTTGAATCTCGTTCTTTGCGATACTCTGCATATTTAGCACGATCTTCTGGCTTACTCATATCTAAATCCTGAATATTAAATGGTTTTACAGTTTTACCCTCGACACTACTCTGGCTTCCTGAACCAGACAAAGACCCTTGTCGGAAATGTGGGTTAGCATCTAAAAACTCTTTAACTCTATCGTCTATCGTTAATAGTTCTCCTTTAGTGTTATATCGTACATTAGAATTATTATCAACTATTTCTATACGACCATCATCAGTATATTTAACTTCGTCTTTTAATAAAGATACGACTTGTTGTGCATTGATGGATTTTTCTCTATTAGCAACAGATAAGATTGAGTTATCAACTTTTTCTTTTTTAATCTGTGTTTTATATCTGTTAAGTTCAGAGTCTTTTTCAGATAATCTATCTTGCATAATCTTTTCAATATCTGCTTTAGATTTAGCTTCTTTTAATTGCTGTTCTTTTAGCAATTCAGCTTTTTTACTTTCTTCTGCTTCAAGAATCTTTTGTGTTTTTCTTTGTTCAGCTTCAAGTCTTGTTTTGATTATGTTATCTAGTTGTTCTTGTGTAAAAACTTGTTGTTTAGGTGTTTCTACTTTTACTTCTTCTTTTGGTGTTCCTACTTTTTCAGTAGGTATTGCGTTTGTTTCTTCAGACATTTATTTCTCCTAGTTATATTATTAGTTCGCCTTTACTGTCATACCAATCAGGATTGACATAAGACCATTGATGACGACAATTATAACCACCTCTGACAACTAAAGGATTTCCAGATTTTTTACCTGACCAACTTCTACTTGTCCAAAGTTTTCTGACTTCATCAATTGTGAAAAGTCCACTTTTCCTCTTGTTATATACACCACTAATTAAATTTCTGCAAATCTCCCTAGTGGTTGGAATTACATCTCCATAGTATTTGACAAAAGTTAGTCCAGCATCTTTAGACTTATTAAAGTTTAAAGTTGCATCAAAATCTCTTAATGAGTCGTTTAATATCTGTCCAGCATATCTTTTCATGTTTTCTCCAGCCCTATCTCTAGCAAATTTAGATTGTAATGTTTGAACTGCCTTATCAACTTGTGATTGTTTTGATTTATTAAACTTATTATCATTTATATAATCAACTAATTTTTGTGCTTCAGGGTCATCTGCACTAGCATAAATACCATTAATAGTTTGTCTTAATTCTTTTTCTAATACAGTAAATTCTGAACCAACTAATGTATTTTGATAAACCTTTTCTGATAATCGTCTTGTAAATGTATTAGACACATCTTTAAACTGTGTAAAATATTGTTGTTTAAGATTCTGTATTAATGCTTGATCTCCTTTAGTAAGTTCCTGAAATGCTACTGGTATATTACCGATTCGTTTAAATGTTTTCTCAATTCGTTTTGCTTGTTTATTAAAACCATCTCTAACAACTGTATCTGACCATGCTAAATATTCTCTTTCAAGTATAGCTTTAATCTGTGGTCTAATAGCAATAGCCGCTTGTAGTTCAATTAGCTTTCCATCTGTTAAAGGTAATCTACTTGCAAGAGATACTACTTCTCTTTCTATTCTATCTAATGTTGCTACTAATGATTTATAATACTCGGCTTCAGCAAGTTCTATTTGTTTAATTCTGTAAAGTGTTGAATCTTTTACTATATCTGACATTCATTAAATTTCCTCTTGCTCTACTTCTTGATCTTCTTGTGCTGGTTCATCTTGTGTAAATTCTCCAACTTCTGATTTAGCATCTATCTCGTCAAATATTTCATTTAGCTTTTCATCATCATCAATTACTGCTCTTGCAATTTCTTTATCTACTTCTTTATTAAAAGTAGGAGAGCCAATGTTTAATGCTTTAGCTTGTTGGAAGTACATAAGATCACTTGCATAATCTCTAATGTTAAATGAATCAGGATAGTTTATTTCTCCATCATATTTTACATTTTGAAATTGTGCATATAGTTTGAATAATTGTTCTTCTGCTATTTGTAAGTTATCAGCTTTTTCTGATAGTCTAGCATTAAGTAATTCAAATTCTGTTTGTAAAGCTACACCAGATGATACTTGTGTCTTTGTACTTCTGATAGCACCAGTATGTGCAATTCTATTTATTGCATCTACTTTGTGTCTTACTGATTCCATAATAGCTTGTAAGTTTTGACCTGATGGTTGTAATAAGTATGGTTTTAAGTTTGGTTCCATTTCATCAGGCATTTCTATAACTGCACCAGCACCAGCACTTGCATTTACACTTGGAGTTTTAACTAATGATGGGTGGTTTGTTAATCTAATTAATTGTTCCATTTCAGAGTATTCGTTATAAATAGATTTTTGTAAGTCAGCTATGTCAGTTAGATCAGATTGACCAATTCCCCTCTTGTGTGATTTAGAATTGTATAAAATAACTGCTGGTATTTTGCCAATCTGGTTTGTGGCAGTATCTATTAATCTAGGTTCTGAATCTTTAGGAAGATATACTGTGTCAATCCTATCTGGAAACCATAGTCTAAAATACTGTCCACCTTGTTTATCTACTTCTTCTCTTACTTTTAGATAATCAAGTTCATATCTACCATTTGCTTGTCTTTGAAAATTCCAATCAAAAACATTTTCTGGAGTTAAGATTGATAAGTAGGGTCTGATATTTTGTTCTAGTTCTTCTGCTTGTGTGTTAGTCGTAATATTAGGTTTATCTAAAATCATAAAACAATGACCATAGATAGACGCATAATTTTGTGCTTGTCTTATTACAGAGTTTAAATTGTTACCCTCAAGATCAGCGTCTTTTAAGAACGATTCTAAACTAGCTTCATCTGCCATTTCTCCAAAATCTCTACTTGGTCTAACTCTAAATAAAAATGATGAATAAATTTGAATAATATTTTTACAATGATTATCACATGGAGTGTTTGCAAGTCTTTGATTGAACTCGTTATCTAATTCTAAATTATATCTGTTAAGATATTGACCTATCATATAATCATAACCACCATTATATGATCTTATGTAATACTGCCAATTAGTAACTGTTTCTTGATAATCTGTATGAAGTTCTGTAATTGAATCTCTGTTATATGCCATAGTCTATTTCATTGTCCATCTTGTCGGTTTAGAATAAATACCCTGTGTAGTCAATGGTCTTATATAATCAATCATATATCCGATTGAATCATTCATGTGGTCAAAACCATCTTCTTTGTCAGGAATATTTGTATTCTCCTTATAAATTTGCCTTGTCAAACCTTTTACAATAATTTTACACAAATGTGAAACAAAAATATGTCTAACTCCATTTGAATCTTTGAGTTTTGAATTTACAGCATTGACTCTATCTCGTATTGCTGGGTGCTTATGTTTGACCTTAACTTTGAATCCAGCATTTTGTAAAATTGATAAATCAGTTCTTCCACCAGCAGATGTTTTTCTTTGTCTAGAAGCTGGGTCAGGATATATAAATATAGGAATTTTTGTTCCATATCTATCTCTTATTTCTTGCACCATTTCGTCTGTATTGCTTGAATAAATAACTATTTCATCTAAAAAATAAATTTTATCTTTTTCTATTTGTG